TGTTGACCGTATGTGGTTCCGGCGCGGGCAGTTCGATTTCTATTGGCCCGGTTTGGCGCACTTGGGTGAGCAGGCTATTTTGCGCCGGGAGATTTACTGCACTGGTTCTAGCACTCTGGATAACCTGGTGTTCGGTTATCAGGAACGGTGGAGCGAATACAAGTACAAGCCGTCTCGCACTTCTGGTTTGATGCGGTCCGGCGTGGCTTCCACGCTCGATGAGTGGCATTTGGGACAGCGGTTCTTGGCGCCGCCGACGTTGAACCAGTCTTTCATTCAGGACACCCCACCGATTTCCAGAGTTGTGACCACGGCGACGCTGAACAGTGCGCTTTTCGTGGTGGATGCGATGTTCAACATCCGGTGGGTTCGTCCGATGCCTATGTATTCCATTCCCGGCCTGGGAGCTCGCCTCTGATGGCTCTCTTGCTTCCTCTTGCAGCTTTGGGCGCTACGCTCGCGGGAACGTTTTTTTCCGCGCGGCAGGCTTCTAAAGAGGCGCAGAAGAATCGGGATTTTCAGGAACGGATGAGTAACACCGAAGTTCAGCGGTACGTAGCGGATGCGAGGTCGTCGGGTTTGCACCCGTCTCAGATCGCAGGTATGCGTGGCGGTGCCTCGACGCCCAGTGGTGCTGTGGCGGACGTCCCTGATTTCGGTGAGGCCGCCGGGCGCTCGATAGCGAACGCGCTGGCCATCAGGCAGGCTAAGGCTCAGATCGATTTGACGTCGGCTCAGAGCCAGCGCGAGACCGCGCAGGCGGTTTTGCTGAATCAGCAGGCCCAGGACCTGCACGCTTCTCAGCCGGCGAGGTTGGCTCTGGGCGAGGCTCAGGCGCAGTTGGCCGCCTCGTCGTTGGCGGAGCGGCGCGATCTGGTGCCGGTGTTGTTGCAGAAGGCGCGGTTGGAGCTCGGTTCGGTCGAGAGTTCCACGAGAGCCGCGGCCGCGAGGGCGGCCCTGGATGAGTTTCAGGCTTCTGGTTTCGAGAACGTGGCTAAGTTCGAGAAGCAGTTGGGACAGGCCGGCCCGTGGATGCGTCTACTTTTCGAGGCGGTTAGATCGCTCGGGAGGGTGCGCTAATGTTGCAGAGAGTTCGCGTTAAGGTTGAGGCGCCGTTGGCTCGCAGGCAGTTCTCACAGGATGAGTGGAGCAAGGCGACCGGTCTGGTGACGGGTGAGGAGTCGATGGTTCAGCAGCACTTCGCTGAGGAGTGCGACATCAACAACATCGTCAGGCGCTTCGGTTTGACGAATGTGATGCGGGTCGATCCTCTTGCCGTGTATGGTGATTTCAGCGGCATCAGTGATTACGAGTCCGCGCAGGCGATGGTGGATCGTGTCGAGGAGGGTTTTTCGAGGTTGCCCCCCGAGGTGCGTGAGCGCTTCGGGAATGATGCCGCGATAATGGCGCGGTATGTGTCGGAGACTGGGGATTTCAGTCTTGGTTCGCCGGAACAGGTTAAGCCTGTGGAGGCGGTGTCTGGCGATCCTTCCCCTTCTGGGGATTCTTCAGCCGGTACGTAACTCTCGGAGGTTTCCTCCGAGAGTGTAGGACCGGGGCGGGGCGGCTATGCCGCCCCGCTTCTTTTTTCTGGTAATGCCATGGGTTCCGTTGTTTTTCTTGACGTGCGCGTGTTGGTTTATGTATCTTGCTTTTGTTCGCGTGCGCGTAATTCCTTTTTCTGGAGGTTCCCTATGGCTGGTCGTAAGGATGTTTCTAGTTCTCAGGTAGATGTGGCGACGTATCAGAATCGTCGCCTGGAGTTGGGATCGCAGCGAGTCTCTCGTTGTTTCGAGCTTTTGACGATGATTCAGGAAGCCATCGCAATGGCTTCCGTGTCTCAGGCTCGTCGTTTGACCGACGAGGCGCTCCATGAGCTTCGCATGGTTCGGGCGGAACTCCCCCGTTCTTGACGGGGGTAGGGGGGTGCACACAGTTTGTCTTGGTTACTGTGTGCTGAGTGACACATGGTGTGGCACTCAGGTAGATTCTCGAGAACGGGAGGCTGTATGCGGAGGCCGGTGTCGAAGTCTCGGAGCGCTCGGAAGTTCAATCGTGGGGTTCGTAAGACGAATTCCCAGAACGTCAAGCGGCCCGGTCGGGGTGGTTTCAGGCTGTGAGCTGCAACCGCCCTCTCAAGGCTTTTCGAGACCGGGGCGGCGTTGGGGTTCGCCTCGGTTGGGACCCCGGTACGGGGGACGCCCTGGAGCTCCCTTGCGGTAAGTGCTTGGGGTGTCGGATGGCTCGTGCGCGTGCCTGGTCCGTTCGTATCATGCACGAGGCGCAGTTGTGGGAGCGTAATCGGTTCCTAACGCTTACCTACGATGATGAGCATTTGCCGGCGGGTATGAGTCTCCGCTATCGTGATTGGCAGTTGTTTGCGAAGCGGTTGCGGCGGAGAACGGAGGGGCGCGGGCCCCTCCGTTTTTTTATGTGCGGAGAGTATGGTGGACAGACGGGCCGTCCTCACTACCATGCGGTGATTTTCAATTTCTTCGCGCCGGATGAAGTGGCGTTGGTGAACGGTTCGTCTCGCTCCGATTGGTTGGAGGATTTATGGACGAACGGTGCGATCCATATAGGCGACCTGTCGCCCGAGAGGGCGGCGTACGTCGCTGGTTACACGTTGAAGAAACAGGGGCGTTCCCCTGTTTTGGTGGATCGCAATACCGGCGAATACTGGGAGAGGACGCCCGAGTTCGTTCAAATGTCGAGACGTCCGGGTCTCGGTTCCGGTTGGTTTGCGCGCTATGCCGGCGATTTGTTTCCGACCGACAAGGCTGTCGTTGCCGGCAAGGTTCACGGGGTTCCCCGGTACTACTGGGAGAAGTACCGAGCGACAGCGAGTGAGGATCAGGTAGAGAAGATTACGGAAGCGCGTTTCGAGCGCGCGAAGGTCGGTGCTTTACAGGGTGAGAATTCGCCGGAGCGGCGTGCCGTGCGCGAGGAGTTCGCGGAGCGGATGCAGGAAACCTTTCAGACGCGGGGGCTTTAACATGGTCCACAAGGTTTATTCCATGCTCGACGAGAAGATGGAGGCTTACGGGCCTCTCAATCTTTCTCCGAATGATGGTGCGGTGCTGCGGGCTATGGAGGAGAGTGTTGTGCAGTCGGGTATGCTGAACAAGCATCCCGAAGATTTCTCGTTGTATTGCGTCGGGCTGTTCGATGATGTGACGGGCGAGCTCGCCCGTGAGAGTGCGCAGCCGCGGTTGGTGGCTCGCGTGAGTGAGATGATTGCCCGGGCGGCAAAGTGAAGGGCCGTCAGGTGGACGCCTCGCGTTTCTCGATGGAGGAGCGCTCGCAGGTGCCGCGTTCGGCGTTCGACGTCGATCATATGCACAAGACGTCGATTGCGGCGGCTAGGTTGATTCCGATCTATGTGGATGAGGTGGTTCCCGGTGATTCGGTTTCGGGGCGCATGACGGCCCTTGCGAAGTTGGCTACACCGGTTGTCCCGTTTATGGACAATCTCCGATTGGAGTCGTTCTTCTTTTTCGTCCCGTACCGCCTGGTGTGGTCGAATTGGGAGCGCTTCATGGGCGAGCAGAATTCGATCACGGATACCACGCAGTTCCTTGTTCCCTACGTGGAGTTCACGACTGCTGCGAATCTGATGCTTCCCGGAAGTATTGCGGATTACATGGGCATCACGACGCAGCAGACGGCTGGCGGTGCCATTCGTGTCTCGGCTTTGCCGTTTCGAGCGTATCAGCTGGTCTGGAACGATTGGTTCCGGGATCAGGATTTGGAGAACCCGGCGGCGGTTGCTACTGGTGATGGTCCCGATCTGGAGACCGCCTACGATACGTTCATTCCGGCGAAGAAGCGGGATTATTTCACTTCCGCGCGGCCGTGGCCTCAGAAGCCGATCAATATGTCCGGGCCGGTTTTCGGACCGGTGGAGCCGGGTCAGAATTGGGTCATGCGCGGTCCGAATCAGGGAGGCGCGCCGGTGACCGGTCTCGGTTTCCTGAACGGTACCGTGAGTGCGGTGGGTCCGATCACTGTGAAGGAGCCCGGTTTTCGGCTCCAGGATTACAATCCGTATTTCACGGATACGAACTTTCGCGTTCGCGCAGGTGCTACGGATGGTGAACCGGACATCAAGGTGTTGGTGAATGACATTCGCACCGCTGTGATGGTTCAGAGGATGTTGGAGACGAATGCTCGCGGTGGGACGCGGTATACGGAGATTATCAGGTCCCATTTCGGTGTTCAGTCGCCCGACGCTCGGTTGCAGCGTCCGGAGTATTTAGGCGGCGGAAGGTCGTACTTGACGATTCATCCGCTGGCTCAGACGAGCGCAACGGGGATTGCAGGAACGACTACGGTTCTCGGTGAGGAGGCCGGTCGCGCGGAGATTGTTGCCCAGGATCATACGTGGCGTGGGAATTTTGTCGAGCATGGGGTTGTGCTCGGTTTGTTGGCGGTTCGTAGTGACATGACTTATCAGCAGGGTGTTGACCGTATGTGGTTCCGGCGCGGGCAGTTCGATTTCTATTGGCCCGGTTTGGCGCACTTGGGTGAGCAGGCTATTTTGCGCCGGGAGATTTACTGCACTGGTTCTAGCACTCTGGAT